AGGAACTACTGCATACGGACAAGCAGTTAACGAAAATTTTCTTCACATATTAGAAAATTTTGCAAACACAACAGCGCCTGCTAGACCAGTAGAAGGCCAACTTTGGTATGATACAACATCCGGAGTTGATCAGCTTAAAGTGTATGACGGTACTAATTGGGTTGCTAGCGGCGGCCTTAAAAAAGCCAGTGCTGCGCCAGCAGTAGCAAACTCAAGTGCAGGTGACTTATGGGTTAATACAGATAGTCAGCAGTTATATTTGTTTACAGGTTCAGCATGGGTACTTGTAGGTCCAGATTTTAGTGACGGACTACTTACAGGCGCACAATCACAAGCAATTGTTGGTATTGACGATATAACTTATAATGTATTAGCAATTAAAATCGAAGATCAGCCAGTGATTATTATAAGCAGCCAATCGTTTACACCAAAAACATCTATTAAAGGGTTTAGAACAGGCATTAATCCTGGTATGAACATTGCAAATGAAGCAATTGTAGGTACACAGGTATTAAAATATTACGGAACAGCTGAAAAGGCAGAAGCACTAGTTATAGGTGGAATATCAATTCCGGCAAGTAATTTCTTAAGAGGAAATGCAGCAAGTAGTACAGACTTTCAGTTAAGTGTTAAAAGCAACGCTGGTATTAAAATAGGCACTGGTGGTCAATTAAGTTTAGGTATTGATGGCGAAACAGGTATTATACAACATAACACTAGTGGATCAAGTATTGACATTAGAATGCGTAACGGAAACCTAACGCCAACTGTTGTAAGTATAAACAGCGAAGGTAATGTTGGATTTAATAATGCAGCACCAGAAGAGTCAATTGACGTTAGGGGAAATATTAAACTTTCCCCTAAATCAGGCCAAGCAGAAACTGGAGTGCTACAACTTACAAGTACAATTAATTCTACGTCAATTGGAACTGGTAGTATTATCACAACTGGCGGCATTGGTATTGCGCTTAATGCATACATTGGCGGCGATGTAGATGTAGGCGGCATATTACAAACTGGTAATATTGCACCCGACACTCCTAGTGCAAGAAATATCGGAGCTACAAATAACAAATATGACCAAGTGTTTGCTACAACATTCTTTGGTAATGTCCAAGGAAACGTAAGTGGTACAGTTAGCGGTAGAGCAGGCAGTGCCGACAGACTAGCAAGTGCTACGACTTTTGCACTAAGCGGTGATGTAGAACCAAATAGTTTTGAATTTGATGGACAAATTGGCGGCAGTACAAAAACTTTTGCAGTAAATATTGCTAACAGTTTTATTAGTAATAAAACTGTTACTTATGATGCAGGCAATGCAGACGAATTACTACTAAATGTAACTACGGGAACAACTGGTGTTTATAGAATTACAAAACGTAACTTCTTAAAATCAATACCGCTTGTACCGGCAGGAGCAATGATGCCTTATGGTGGGGAAGAAGCACCGGCTGGATGGCTATTATGTGACGGTGGTGAAATTAAAAAATCTGATTTCAACGCACTATGGATAGCTATACAACACAACTTTAAAGATCCTAGTTTAGTATCAGATAACGGTGTTGCATTGTTTACACTACCAGATTTCAGAGGCAGATTCGCACTAGGTCTTGATAACATGGGCGGCCCAAGTGCAAATAGAGTTACAAATATTGCAGCAGATGCAATTGGCGGAAATGCTGGTCTAGAATCTACTACAGTAGCAACTGACAACTTACCAGAACACGAACATGATTTAGAAGGCGCAAGCGGCACACAGTTCTACGGAATTAGAGTAGGTGCCGGCGAACCTGTCGACGAAAACGCTATTACATTACCTATTGAACCCGGACTAGGCGGCACTCAAGGTATTGCTGCAAGTGGCGGTATCAAAACAGATGCAACCTTAGGAACACCATTAAATGTTATGAATCCTTTCTTAGCAGTCAATTACATTATCTACACTGGAGAGTAACATGAGTTATCAACTAAACAAAACAGACGGTACATTATTACTAGATCTAATTGACGGACAAATTGACACCACTAGTACAAACCTTACATTAGTTGGTAGAAATTATTCAGGGTACGGTGAATATTTTAACGAAAATTTTATTAGGCTATTAGAAAATTTTAATAATAGTGCTGCACCAAGTAATCCTATAACAGGACAACTTTGGTGGGACAGTTCAGATCAACGTTTAAAAGTTTATGACGGAACACAGTGGAAGGCTAGTGGAGGACCAATTGTACAAAATACTCGCCCACAAATGGTTGCAGGTGATGTATGGATTGATAATCTAAACAATCAAGTATACGCATTTGACGGTACTGACTTGATGCTTATGGGTCCTCAGTATACAGAAACTCAAGGTAAAAGTGGGTTTGAAATAGGTAGTATTCTTGATTCACAAAGCCGTTCACGCACTGTTGCATATTTGTACGTAGGTAGCATATTATCAGCGGTGATTAGTAACATTGAATTTACACCAATTTATGCACAACGTATTTTAGGGTTAGTTACCGCTTCAAACCCTAATGGTATTATTAAAGTAGGCTATAATGTAATTGACACTGCTAACTTTAAATTTAGAGGAACAGCAGACTCTGCAAACTCATTAGTTACAGCAGCCGGCGTAGTTAGGGCTGCTGACAGTTTCCTTCCGTCAACTGCTAACGGCATTACAACCGGTACACTAACAATTCAAAACTCGGGTGGCTTAACAATTGGTCTATCACAAAACAATGTACAAAAAGTTGTTGGACCTCGTTTTTATATTGAGAATCAACTTACTGATCACGATCTAAGTTTACGTGTTAAGTCAAGTACTTTTGGTGCTATTTCAGTTGATGCAATATATATTGATGCTAGCACAGCTAGGGTTGGTATTTTTACAACTAATCGACTTCCGGAATATACACTAGATGTTGAAGGCGATTTGCGTGTTACGGGAGACTTAATTGTCGAAGGCTCACGAGTTGCATTAGATGTTCAGACACTAAGAGTTCAAGATAAGGTTATTGAAATTGGAGTATTAAACGATAGCACTGAACTAACTAATGCTCAGGCAGATTCGTCAGGAATTAGTGTTAACAGCAGTGCAGGTAGTAAAGACATTCTTTGGAAAACTGTTACTAATGCATTTACTTCAAATGTAAACTTTGATTTATTAAACAGCAGTTCGACATATAAAATTGGCGGTGTTGATAAGCTAACAAATACATCTCTAGTAAACATTACTACCGCACTAGACTTAACTCAAATTGGTACACTAACTATATTACAAGTTGATGAAATTAACATTAACGGTAAGATCATTAGTTCTACTAATGATATGGCAATTACGTCAACTAATGGTATTGCTATAACAGCTGGTGCAGACATTAATATAACTGATTCTCAAAAGATTACTGGTGTAGGAAAAGCAGTTAGTGCTAGAAAAGCAGCAGAACTATCTGTAACAGAATCAACAGCCGGTACAGTTACCACTAAAGCGTATGTAGATGAAGAAATTTCTACAGAAACTATAGTATTCAGTATGGACATTACTGGACTTGGAACTGATTCAACACTACAAAATGCAGTAGCAGGATACTTAAATGATTTATATCCAGCAGTAACACTAACTACTAATAAAATTGCTCGTATACACACAACATCATATGCCGGAGCAACAGTACAAGGAGTAGATGTCGAAAGTGCAAAAAATGTAAGTTATATTTCTGTTGATAGCAACGGAACACAAAATGAATCAGTGGTACAAGACATTGTGTTTGACGCCGGCGGCGCTAGTGGAATTGTTATTCTTACACCGTCAAGAGCAATGATGACATATAAATCTACCGGAGCTAGTTGGGTACACCAAACAACAGTTGCCTACTAATAAACGATAAATAATACTAATAGCACTAGGGGTTACACAAGAATGGCATATGCAATAGATAGATATAATAACACACTGTTAACTACAGTGGAAGATGGAACAGTTGACCAAACAACTGATCTTAAATTCATCGGAAAAAACTACGCAGGATACGGCGAAATACAAAATGAAAACTTTTTGTTTTTACTTGAAAACTTTAGTGGAGCTAATCAACCAAGTAGACCAATTAGCGGCCAAGTTTGGTTTGACAGTGGCACAAGTAAATTAAAGTTTTATGATGGAACAAAATGGCGCACAACAGGAGGCGCTGAAGTTGGTACAACAGAACCAATTGGATTAGCTACTGCTGATTTTTGGTGGGACACTGGAAACGATCAGTTATATGTATATAACGGCACTAGTTTTGTACTTATAGGTCCTCAGAATGCAGGCGAGGGTGTAACCCAAATGCAAAGCCTCGAAGTACTTGACACTACGAGTGCTATAAGAGGACTAATTGCTGCTGTTATTGAAGACGAAACTTTGTATGTTGTGAGCCCAAATCAATTTACTCTAAATGCTAGTCAAACTGCATTAAAAGCACAGGGATTTGACATAATAAATAAGGGTATTACATTAAGGAATACTCCTACTACAACAGGCGTTACAACTTCAGCTGATAGATTCTACGGAACAGCAACAAACGCTGATAAGTTAGGCGGCATATCCGCTGCAAACTTTGTACAAACAGGCGTAGGCAATACAATATTTGTAAGCACAATTGAAACTCCGGATGCAGGTATATTAATTGGCGATTCTAATGATTTGCAAGTTAAAATTGACACAAACGGCTATGACGGCGTAATTCAAAACGTTACTAACAATGGTACAATCCAATTAAAAGTTACCAGCGGCGCAGGCGTGCTAACACACGTAGGTACTGTTACCTCAACAGGTATTATTCCTTCAGCTGATAACACATATACACTAGGCAGTGCAAGTTTTGGATGGTCAAATGTTTATGCAGCAACCTTTACAGGAGAAGCAACAAAGGCATCTACACTAAGAGTAGGTAGTGATTTCCGCAGTGCAAGTGCAAGTGCAACTAACAACACTATTGTAGTTAGAGATGCAACAGGTAACATTGCTGCAAATCTATTCCAAGGCACAGCAACAAGTGCTCGCTATGCTGACTTAGCAGAAAAATATTCAACAGCAGAAGAACTAGCACCGGGTACCGCAGTGGCAGTGTGTGCTTGTGAAGACCACGATGTAGAACCTGCAAAAGCAAATGATCATTGTATTGGTGTAGTATCAACAGATCCGGCGTACATGATGAACAGTGATAGCGAAGGTCAATATATTGGTCTAAAAGGTCGTCTTCCTGTACGTGTTAAAGGAGCAGTTATTAAAGGCCAAGCAGTATATGCAATGGCAGACGGCGTATGTACAACATTGGCAACAACGGCATTAGTAGGTATTGCTCTAGAAAGCAATAGCGACGAGGGTGAAAAATTAGTCGAATGCGTACTTAAGGTATAAGGAACCATTATGGCAGATATTACAGCAGCACGAATTAACAACTTACAATCTAGTATTGCACTCATACTAGGTAACGGCTCGGGTCAAAATGGTTACGGGCAAACTGTTACTAGTTTATCAGTTAACAATACTAGTGACATTGTTGAAGCTGCTGATATTAATGCAATATACGCAGACATCCTTAAAGCAAGAGTTCACCAGGTAGGTGTAGGCGATATTGGTATTGCCGAAGTTGTACAAAATCTTAATACAATTGCCGAAGCAACAAGTGTATTTGTTAGTAACGCAGGCGTAACAAGTATAGACCCTGACGGATTTAAGAAAGGTATTTTAGACTTTGAAAGTCTAATATCACAAGTGCAAGTAGATAAAGGGATAATGCATCCTACACAGGCTGCATTAGAACCTGCAATAGCAAGTGCTAGAACCACCACGTGGAACGGGCTAATTTTTCATGAAGTTACTGTTACATTTTCATCTGCAGATGCAAAGAGATTCTTTTTTAATACCGGCGGAGAAATTAGAATAAGTGCTAATAACACTAGTGCGACAACTCCTAAAGGACTAGATTGGAATCAGCTGTGTTCACAAGCAGGAACAATTAAATTTAGCGCAGAAACAACTGTGTCAACTTCCGGCGGCGGCTCGTCGATCGGTAATTATGATTTAACAAGTGCTTACCAAAACATATATCAAAAAATCGGAAGCGGTACTTATAGTGCAGTATATGCTGGTAACATTTACACTGTTAAAGCACGTTCTGACATTGATACACGAATTATTTTTAGAATTGAATTTAACGATGTGGTGTTTGACAATAACATTGACAATAATGTCGACGGAAGACTTGAAAGTACGTTACAGCATTATCGAGCAAACGGCGAAGTAACAGTAGTAGCACCAACATATTTTAATCAGCAAACACTGGCATAATCAAACCTTTTAGCTTTCAAAATATTTTTAAATAAATATACTTAACAGTAAAGAGATGATTAATGCCAACAACGATACTAGCAAGCAGATACAATACACTTCGTAACCAAGTAAACTTGGTGCTCGGTGTTTCTACTGCGGCAACTCCTGATCATGGATACGGGCAATCTTTTAGTACAAACAGTGTAGTTGGTACGCGATCACTTACAGATCCTGTTACTGCTAATAAAGTATCTGCACAAGATTATGAAGACTTATATATTGATTTAATTAGAACACGCTCGCACCAGGTAGGTTCAGCAGTTTCAATTAATGAATTTGTAATAGGCGATTACGAAACTAATATTGCAACTGCTGATAAAATTGAAGAAGCATACGTATTAGGGTTAGAATCTTTAGCTACTAACATAGTTACTGATAAGTTGACAGTTTTTCCTACTAATTTAGATATATCTAGTTTTCCGACAGTAAGTAGCACACGACTGGCAACTGCCGGCACGTGGTCTACAATAATTACCCATATTTTTACTGTAACATTTAATACTGTACTTGAAAGACGGCACTTCTTTAATGCCGGCGGCCAAATAAGATTTAGCGCTTCGGTTGGATATACAGGAAGTCAGGCTAAAACAGTTGACTGGCAGTCGATCTTAAACGCTATGGGGTCAACTAGTTTTAAAGCAACACAAACTATTAATAACGCTGCTGTTGGCACAGGATCTAGTATAGGAAATTACAACCTTACTTCAAGTTATCAATTAGTTTATTCAAGAACCGGCGGTTCTGTATATGCTCGTAATAGGTATAATGTATATGCTGCTGAATCAGCAACAGGTAATACAACATCAGCTATTACATTTAAAGTAGAGTTTGAAGATGGTCGTCCAAATGACCTAACGTACGGCATTGACGAAGACGTTTTTGGAACATTTAATAGCATTATAGAAACAGCAACACCAAATAGTCAAATTACAATTAATGGAACTATACACGATGCAGTAATTATTAGTACTGTGCCTACTGGTTCTCTTGTTAGATCACTTTCCTAACCAATCTCCACTTGACAAATCATTAAATCCAATATATACTAGTAGTAATAAACTAGGAGTATAACTATGGACGAACGTTTAGAAAAAGCACTAGACTTTTCTAATTACATGCTAACACTCAATAATCAAAAAAGATTGTTAGCAGAAAAATACCAAGAAGAATTAATACACTTTTATAACGGATCACAGTTTACACTTACTCGCGAACTAATTACTTTTGTAAGTGCAATGGTATCTGCTGAACAAGATGAAATTGTTATTACTGACGATAACAATATTCCGTGTATGGTAGAAGATCTAGAAAACTTTTATAGTGAGATTATAAACAAGTATACTATTGCATCTAACGATTACTACACTGCATACGCCGGTCTTAAAACGAATAGAAGTGTAGAGAAGTTAGTCAATTATGAGTAAAGGCGTATTTTTAATTGCACGAAATAACAGTCATATTGATTATATAAAACAAGCAGTATTTCTTGCAAGGCGAATAAAAAAATATTTAAACATTCCGGTAACTATTGCTACTGATAGTGTTGATTATTTAGAAGACGCTTTCGGTACAACTGACTTTGATACAGTTGTGTCATTAGATTATACTGCTGAATCTAATATGCGTTATTTCTTTGACGGTTCTTTATCTAAAAAAACAGCTAGTTTTAAAAATAGTAATAGAGCAAGCGCATATAATCTTTCGCCATACGACGAAACACTGTTAATGGATACTGACTACATTGTATCTAATGATTTGTTAAGCTCGTGCTTTAATTCTAACTCAGATTTTTTAATTTACAAGAAATCTAATGATATCGCAAAGGTACGTGACGAGCAAGAATTTTACACTATTAGTGATACTAGTGTTGACTTTTATTGGGCAACTGTTGTATTTTTTAGAAAAACGGAAACTAACAGTATCTTTTTTAATCTTGTTGCGCACATTGAGGAAGAGTGGAATCATTACAGACGAGTGTATCAGATAACTTCTGGGCTATTTAGAAATGATTTTGCATTTAGTATTGCAATTCACATTATGAACGGATTTCAACCAGGCTCCTTTGCAAACCGATTACCTGGCAGCATGTTATACCTTACTGATAGAGATATTCTGTGGCAATTAAAAGACGACGAAATGATGTTTTTAGTAGAAAAAAAGAATCACCTCGGCGAGTATACTGCACTCAAAACATCAGGCCAAACAATACACGTAATGAATAAAGTTAGTCTTAATAGAATAATTGATCAGGAGTTTGCAATTGACTAAAGGAATTGTAGTCCTTGCACAGAACAATGCAACTGATAATTATGTAGAGCAAGCAGCATTATTGGCAATGAGTCTACACACTTATAATGATTCAAATATTAGTTTAATTACTAATGACACTGTACCAGAAGAATATGTAAGCCTTTTTGATAAAGTTATTCCTATTCCGTTCGGCGACAGTGCTAAAGATAGTGATTGGAAAGTAGAAAATCGTTGGAAAATATATCACGCTAGTCCTTATGATGAGACTATTGTAATGGATACTGATATGTTAGTTTTACAAAACATTGATACATGGTGGAACGTTCTTTCTAATTACGAAGTATTTTATACTAGCAATGTATTAACATACAGAGGCAAAACTGCTGATACTAGTTACTACAGAAAAACGTTCATTGATAATAATTTACCTAATTTATTCTGCGGATTTCACTACTTTAAAAAATGTGAATTTGCACAAGAGTTTTATACTTGGCTAGAACTAGTAGTTAATAACTGGGAAACATTTTATCAACAACATTTGTTAGCAGCATCTCGTCCTAAGCATGTAAGTATTGATGTATGTTCTGCAATTGTGGCAAAAATATTAGATTGTCAGGACAGTATAACAAATAAAGTTTTTAAATTTCCAAGTTTCACTCATATGAAATCATATTGCCAAGGGTGGAATACTGTGCAAACAAGCTGGCAAGATCAAATAGGTGTTTATATCTCTAAAGACGGCAGTACTAAACTTGGTAATTATGTTCAAACTGGAATACTGCACTATACCGAAAAAGATTTTTTACAAAAGTCTCCAGCAATTGAACGATATAGGAATTTAACAAATGTCTAATTTACACGACTTACTTAAAAAACTTAGTGTTAGCTCAGTTAGTACAATGTCTTATGTATACTACCATAAAGAAAACGGTAAAATACATAAAATTAGTTCAAAAAACATTCCTGAAGAAGGATTTGAAATTTTTGAAGTTGAAAACAAAGAAG